TGGGGTTGCAATGATTGGCGAGGAGAGCTGACCGCTTGACGGGTTAAATTGCAGCTTGGTAGACGATACGTCTAGGGTTGTCTCGTTGCCCGTGGTCAGGTTTGAGAACGTGATGTACCGGGTCGCGTTGGTCGTTGTATCGTCCGAGATTGTTACGCCTGACGTATCACTTGACCAAGTTGGTACACCGCTTGCCAGCTTTAGAACCTGACCGTCTGTGCCAGCCGCTAAGAACGTGGTCGTGTCAGCCGCAGACTGATACGGTAGCGACCCTGTTGCGCCCCCTGCTAGGTTCGTTGCCTTGCCCGCAGTCAGGGTTGACTGAGCCCGGTTCTCCCAACGTGAGTCACCGTTATCCCAGACGATTACATCGCCGTCCGATGGGCTTATTGCGTAGACGTTTGATAGGTCATTTAGCCGTGGCTCAAAGGTCGGGCGAACAAAGAGGATTCCGTTTGATGCGTCTGCGTATGTGACCGCAGCTACCTGAACCTTGGCGTTTGGAGCTGTCGGTACGTTCTTTGTAAGACCGCCTGTGACCGCAGGGTTGTAGTAGAGGATGTCCCCGTTAACCCAAGTCTCACCCGCACTTGACCCGCTGGTGTCGATTCCGCGAACCTCGCCAAACTCTTGAACGTAAATCCAATCGTTTGTTATTCCGGACTCTTTAGCCAAGCCAATGATGAAGCTACCCGTAGCCGCCGTTAGACCGGTAGCCGGTGCAGCCGTAAGACCGCCAGACGCTCCAACCGTTCCGGTGAGCATCAAGACCTGACCCTTGGTTATCGTGGCTGTGGCCTTGATCCGGTAGTAGTTCTCCTCACCTAACTTAATTCCTACGTTGTTAATACCAACCAGCTCCAAGGTCTCGGTGTTGTCGTTGTCATTCCAAGACAGCGAGCCCGCACCCCCAACCACGCTCGTGGGCGTAATGTCAAAGTTGATCTCGTTGACGTTCTGTAAGGCGTTTGCGTCAGACAGGGTGATCCCTGAGTTCTGGATAATCTTGCCGGTTGTGCTATCAAACCGCGCAATCGCGTTATCCGTAGAGGACGCTGGGCCGCTAACGTCACCTGAAGCTGCAGGAGTAGCCCAAGTTGGTACACCGCCCGATACGGTCAATACCTGACCCGTAGTGCCGATGCCAACAAAGGTGGTAGTGCCTGATCCAGATTGGTACGGGACGCTCCCTGTGGCCCCGCCAGCTAGGTTTGTAGCCGTTGTAGCGTTGGTTGCATTAGTAGCTGTCGCAGCGTTGCCTGAAATTGAGCCAGTAATTGTGGCGCTGACCGTCAGACCTGTCAGGGTTCCCACCTCGGTGATCCCGGTGTAAGAGCCTGAAATTCTGGCGGTATTGATTGTTCCCGAGGTTATTGCAGTTGCGTCAATCGCTATGCTCGTGTTGGTGACGCTTGTAAGCTGGCCCTGAGCGTTGACCGCAAAGACCGGAACCGAGCTTGCGGAGCCGTAAGTAGCAGCCGCGACCCCGGTGTTGGTGATGCTAAACGTGTTAGAGGTTAGCGTTAGGCCCGTACCGGCAAAGTAAGCACCCGCTACTTGGAAGTTAGACCAGTTAACCGCTGTGACACCTAACGTGCCGCCCGGCTGGATGTAGCAGTACCAAGCCGAGCCAGCCAGACCGCCAGACTCAACGAATACTAGAGCTGAGACCAGCTCATCCCATGTGTTTGCATCATCAGAGCGCGTCCAAGGTGTCCCAACGATGTAAATACCGTTCTGGGAGGCTGTTCCTTGATCCTTGACCAGAACCCTGTCACCCGCAACTACGGGTACTCCATCGACCGTCTGAGCGCCTGAAAGCGTGATATTTCCTGTTGTAGCCGCTAGAACTGGCTGCTTCCAAGAGATTCCCGCTAGGGCCGCATCAACGTAGGTCTTATTCGTCAGGTCGTTGCCGCCAACCGGCAAGTTGGTCGCAGAAGCCGAGGTAAAAGCCGCCGCCGCAGGGGTAGTCAGACCAATAGTCGTACTATTAATCGTACTGTTGGTAATCGTCACCCCGTCCAAATTGGGGTTCGTAGGGGCGTAAAACGGCAACCCTGCTGGCCCAATGAACGAAATTATGTTGTACGGGTAGAGGGGCTCAAACGTCCCCTGAACCGGTACAAAGTTGGTCGTTTGGGTATTCGCGGTCTGGTTAGACATGGTGAATCCTTATTCGGTAGCCACCAACGTAATGTATAAAGTGTTAGTGCCTGATGAGATGCCCTTGATGTAAAGGTCTGGGGCTCCGCAGTCGATAATCATTGGGTAGATCATGTTAGCCGGTAGGACTAATGACCCAGAGCCGCCCGTAGACGCAATCACGGGGGTATCCATGTTCGTTGAGGTCGTGCCAAAGGTTACCGCAGCCTTGCCTGTCCCGGTGTTCAGCAGGGCCACGCGATAGGCGCGGGTTGGCGAGCTGGGGACGATTTGCAGGGCAGCAGACGCAGAGGTTGTTAAATCCAACGCAAAGGTTGGGCTAAGAATTTTGATTTGGTTCATGGGTCACCTCAGATGTTAGTTGTGAAATTATCCTACTTTTAAGCCAATTTCCAATATGTCCTTCAAAGATTTTATTGCCTATGTGACCCATGTTGATTTCAGGGTCTAACCATACCTGACCGCCTATCTCTCTCCACCGCTTACAGAACGAGAAGTCCTCGCCGTACTTCCACTTCTTTTCCGGGTCGATGAACGATTCGTAGAGGGGATAGAACTGGTTATTAACTGCGGCATCGTGATAAAACGTATCTGGGTAAGCCTCAATCATCTTGGCTACGCAGTTTTTTGTGATCTTCAGAAAGCCCGTGGGGACGCGATCCACCTCTAAAAGTCCCGTATTTGGGTCAGCTCTCAGGTATTGACGCTCCTCAATCCAGCCAATATTGAACTTTAGCGGATCAACCCTTGCAGGGTACGCGCCAGCCACAAAGTCTACCGGGTGGTCGATTAGCTTACATAAAGCACCGGCCTCCCACGCAACGTCTGAGTCGATAAAGACCAGCTCATCGCAGTCGGAGTGGTAAAAATTGGTTGTAATTACGCCTCGGCAGTCGGCAATCATGGCGTTACCTACGTCATCCACGAATGTGAACCGGTCACCACGCTTAATCAGGGTGATGCAGTCAGTCATCAGGGAGCGCATCGTTCCCATGTGAACCACGCCTGTGTAAGCGGGCATTGCCAACATTATGTGCTTCATGCGGTTCCTAAAAATGAGAAAAGCCACCCCTTTTGAGGGCGGCTTCTCCGTAGCTTCAAAACATCTTAGGCGGTAATGCCGATGTTCTGTAAAGCGGTGATGATGCTATTGACGCGAGCGCAAACGTCAGCGGTTGAGGCTGTCGTAGAAACTAGCGGGGTGATAGCACCGGCTTGAACCACGGGGGTCTCGCCGTAAAAACCAACCTCACCTCCAGCGATACCGATGAGAACACCATCGGCTGCACTACCGTTTAACAGGTAGTTGGAGGTTTGGGTACTTGCTGGGCCCGGATTTGCCATGATTAAGTTCCTTTCCTAATTAAGCCGCAACTCGGCAAGCGAGTTCGGGGTAGAGGGGAGCCCAACCGTAGAGAACGTCCAGACGGGTGGGGATGGAGTCGTTGTTGATCGTGTACTGGCGAACAACACGGATCGAGAGACCCAGTTGCTTGTCAGATGCGCGACCAGCAAAGTGAACGCCATCAGGTAACTCAAGGTCGGCAGTAGCCAACGTGAACGCGTTCTTGTGGAACACCAAGTTCTGCGGGCTGACAACACCGGTCTTGTTAAACGGTGTGACAACAGCAGTCGAGGAGGTCGAAAGAACCGATACGTTTTGGAACTGACCAGCCGTGATGATAGCGGGCGATACCGTAACCGAGGCAGAGCCACCAGAGGTAATCGTCACGTCAGCAGTCACGACAAAGTTACGCAGAACATTACCGCCGTATGGCTGACGGTTCTGGGGGTTGACTGCATACACGCCAGCAATCTGAATGGTGTCACCCTGCTTGAGTCCAGCGTTAGCAGTAGCGGCAGCGATTGTGATTGTGGATGTTGAAGCCCAGCCAGTTGTCAGCGAACCGGTAAAGGTCGTTGTGTTGGTGGAGAGAGTAGCCGTGGAATAAGAACCGTATGTGTGCGACACAATGTTCTGATCCATGTACCAGTTCATTCCGATGGTGTCCTTACCCATCATGCCCTTCTCGTATTGACCCGAGATAGTGCCCTGTGGGTTAAAGAGACCCTTGAGCGAACCAACGATTGACGCACCGGTAAAGGGGTCAACAACGCAAGAACGCTTGCCATCGCGGGGTGAACCTTCACCGTCCAGATAAGCCTGTGCGGTTAGGAACGTAGCGATGTCGGAGGGAACAACTCCAGCCGTACCAACGGTGTTGGCGGTGTTGTCAGTAGCCATAGTCGTGCCATCAAAGTCCATTTTGTTGGCGATAGCAGCGATTGCGGGCTTTAACACGCGATCCGAGAACATATCCAACGACAGGGCTAAGTCCTGTGTGGTGAACTGGGTATCAACGTGGAACTGAGTTGAGAGGGTCACCGGGACGGAAGTCTCGTTGAAGTCCTCTACGTTAAGCGCAGGGCCAGTAGTACCGATGAAACGTCCGGGACGGCGTACGTTTACAGTATTACCAATCTTTGCACCAGTAACCGCAAATTGCTCGTCATAAGAACGGTCAACGCGGGCCGTGAACGTAAGTTCGTTTTCCAAGACCATCAACGCCTCGTTGGTGATCATGGAGATGGTTAGCAAATTATTTGCCATTTTTAATTACTCCATAAAAGGTTAGTAGTTGCCACTTACCGAATCTTCCCGGCAAGGCGAGCAGCCTTCCATTGCTGGTAGGTTCCATGAAACGCTCGGTCTGAATCCAAACCGGTGTCCACGGAGCTACTGCTTGCCTTGATAGGCGAAATCGGCGCGGGGGCGTTCGATTTCTTCGCTACAGGTTCCTTTTTGCTAGGAGTCGCAGTTTTCTCAAACTTTGCCTCCAACTTCCCAATCTCGCGTAGTTGCGCGGTCAATGACTTCTCCGCAAGGGAACGTGCGTAGTCCGGGTTGTCGGCTAGGTAGTAGAGGATTTCAGGCCCAAACTCACTATCGACAATTGATTCCCCAACCGGTGCGCTTACTGGTATATCACCAGCGGCGGCGATTGTGTCCTCATAATCCGGAAGATTTGCCTTTGCAGTTTCTACGCGCTTTTGGAACTCGACCTGTTTTCGGTTTTGTTCTTCTTGCGCCCTGCGAGACATCTCTTGCTCATCACGCTCCCGCAACTTCTTATCCGTAGTCCACTCAGCCAGAGCTTCAGCATATTCCAGCGCATCATTAAACTGGCTTGGATCGGGTTTGGGGTCTGGATCTGCCGGTTCTGCTTTCGCAGGGTTAGCCTTAGTCTCCAGCTCCTTGATCCGATTCTCCAGTTCTTGACGGGCTTGGCGCTCACGTTCCGCTTCTTGGCGGGCCGCTTCACGCTGCTTAGTCAGTTCTGAAAACCGCTTCTCAAGTTTTGGGTTTTGCTTCTTTTCACCTGTCGCAGCTTCACTTTCGCTTGGTTCACTCGCCTCTGCCTCGACTACCGGCTCCGCTGGTGCGGCCTCAGTAGGAGATCCATCGGGCGCTAAACCTAATTTTGCTAACGAAAACTCAGCTAAATTCTCACTCGTTACTACAGTCCCAGCCTGTTTCCGGGCCGGTTCTTGTGCTGCTTCAGACATGGATTACTCCAAGAATAAACCCAATGAACCCATTGGTAGGTAAATCGTATTAAAAACTGTTTCTAGTTAGGTGTCAACTATTAGCTATCTGTTGCTCCTGTTGCAAGAACGGGTTTGATGACCTGTTGACTTCCTGTTCCGCAAAGCTAGCTACTTGAGCTTGTTCCGCATCCTTCTCGGCTATGACCTGACGCAGCTCGCCAACGTCCATACGCTTTAAGAGCATCTTGGTTATAGCATCCAGCTCGGCCTTGTTCTGGTTGGCCTGACTGTTAAGGATCTGCTGGTTGACCTTAGCTTCGTTGATGGTGTCGGTGTTGTAGGCCCGCGAGGTGACATCCATGAGCTTACGCTTGGTCTCGCCATCCTGTCTGAGCGCCTCCACGTCTGACCGGTACTGCTTCTCAAGCTCCATAGCCGCTATCATTTGCTGCATATCAGCAATCTGCTTCTCGGCTTGCATGAGCTTCATCTGGATCTGCGGTGGTATCTCAGACTTCTCGTCAATCTGGGCCAATGGGTTGTTAGCCGCAAGCCTATCCGCGATAACCTCCGCGCCCGGAAAGTCCATATTCCTGAACACCAAGTCACCCGCAAGATTAAATAACTCCTGATTCGTTGAGATCATGGGCATCATGGCCTCGACAGCCTCCTGACGCTTGCTTTGGTATCCGGGGCCGGTGTCCATGTAGACATCGTACTCGCCCACGGTTACGTCATTTAGTACCTTTTCCACGCCCATCTCGTCCTGAGTCCGCTGGTTTAGGGTAACCATCTCAGGTTTCCCATCGTAGCCAATGATCCGCAGGACGCGCTCGCGGTCGTAAATCTTGGGGATCAGGTCAAGAATAATCCGGCCCGTGTGCTTCATCGACCGCACTAGATTGTCGTAGTAGTGGAAGTTGGTCATGTCCTGCTGCATCTGCTGACCACGGATGGCCTTGCCAGACATATTGCCTTGGGGCAACTGGGACGGATCAAAGATACCGACCACGCTCTGTAAGTCCTTGTCAATCGACATTGCAGCCGCAATAACACCAGCGGGCGGTGGCTCGGGCTGGAGCCGTTGCGGAGCTGGGGCTTCCTTGCCGTTGATGTCCGTTTGCTTGTACCTGAGAACCGGCATGGACTTGATGTTGGCCTGAGCCCACTCGTTCTCGTGGCCCTCGTCCTGACCCTCGGCTAGTAGCCACTTGGCCTTCGGAGCCAAGGCAATACTCTCGGTCAAGCTGGTCTGCCAGTAGTTGTACATCCGTTGAGCGTCCTTGGCGTTTCGCACCAAGCCGTACTTCTTGCGCTTGTCCTCAACGGTGAGCTGCTGACCGTAGACCGGAACCACGGGGATGTAACGCCCAGACCAATCGCGTTCCTCAAGGATCTCAAGACCCGTGAGCTTGCACCACTTGATCTGCTTACGCATGGTGTCGCGCTCGCCAACCA